ATGAGAATGCGAGGTATCTGCCCGGTCGACAGTATGGTCACAGCAATACTCTCGAACTGGATTCTTCTTAGCACTCCGGCCATATGTCACTGCCCTTTGAAGTTGATTGGTGGGGGCATATCGGAAAGAACAAACTTACTACCGTCGATGGGGGCTATAGCGGCAAGTCGTGCGACGAAATTCTGCCGGATAAGCAGGATTATGGCTTGGTTGGCGATGTCGAGGCAGGTCTCCTGAATGGGCTCGTCGTGCACAAGACGAGAGCCTTTTTTTAGCAGCCCGTCTACCCGTTTTACTTTTTCTACGATCCGGGTAAGAAGGCCCGTCTCGGCAGAACAAATACGAAGAGCCTCGCAAGCCTCGAAGGTCTCGAAAGGGTTTGCCGAGTCACCCGTGTAGTCCGAGTTCTTCTCGATCACCTTCTGTACCATATCCTCGCAGGCCTGACGAAACGCTTCGATGAATTCTTCAGTTGTTATGCCTATATCAATCACGATTACCCTCTGGCTACCTCGAATTTAGCGCGGTCACTCTCAGCGGTAAGGTCGTCTGCTCTTGGTCCGGCTTTGCTGATGGTTCGGGCGAGCATCGGCGCATTGCCCTGAGCCTCTAGCTTTCTGATATCTGCTTCCTCTGCTTTTTTGAAGAAGCCCTCCCAGAACTTACCAAGCATAGCCTATCCTATCGTATTCAGAATTGACCCCACCCCAACCACCAGCGATATTGAGTTGCATTTTCATGTTTCGCTTCTTGACTTCGTAGTCGTTTACGAAATTGGTCATCCAGGCCATGTAGTAGTTCGTCTTATTCGCACGGATAAAGCTCGACCCGCCTGCCGAGTAATTGAGCTCGTTACGCGACTGAAATATCCCCTGGGACTTCATTACCTGGATCACGGAGCCATGCATGAGCAGGTAGAGACTGGGATAGTTCCCGATATCCACCTGCCTTATCAAGGGCGTGGTGCTGTTCCAGTCAGAGATCGTCATCTCCAAGCAGAAGAGAAGCATCTCGTCGTCGGACTCTTCTTTGCGGATCAAGCGGTTAAGCTCCGGCGTATCACGCAAAAAAAGGCGAAGATAACGCTTCGCCTTCTCTTGACGCCCAGTGACCCAATCTTGTTGGTACGTCGGCATAGTAGCCTCTTATCTTTGACGAGCCTTACGGGATATTTTTTTACTGGCAGTTACGAGAAAATTAGGCTCACCATCTGGATTGGTGGCCCCCTCGTACTCGCTTCCGCCCTTTTGCTTGTGATCGTCCAGCCCCATCTCGATGGCGCTCGCCATTCGCTCAGAGCTTGGTATTTCCGCGTAGTCAGAAGCCTCACTCGAATCGGGTTCCTTAGCCATTGGGTTATCCGCAACGGCTGCTTGCGGTGCGGTTGCCCGAGCTGCAGGCTTGTTGGTGTGTTGAGCCAGCAGCGTCATGACATCGTCGATTCTCTCGACGCTCACATGCCCACCGCGCTGAAGGCCGATAATGCCTTCAGTCAGCTCGTAGAGGATGTGGGACTTGTTCTGCCCAACCATCACGGACTCGTTGTTTCTCCCTCGAAAGGAAACAACATGCCCGACCTTCTCTAGCATCGTGCGAAGATCGACGCCGGTTTTTGGATCGCGCTTGGGGGGTTTAACCGTCGTATTCGTTAACTTGTACTGGAACTGCTGCTGCTGCTGCTGCTTTTGCATAGGGACTCCTATTGGGAAACTGGCGTACGGCGCTCGATACAAAGTCCGCACGAACTAGATGATCTCGTCGTTGCTGTTATCGACCGCAACTTCAGGAGCTGCTGGCGTAGTCGCTTCTGGTACGGGAGCTGCGGAAACTGCGACTGCAGGAGCTGCCGGTGCTTTCTTTACAACTGGTGCCGGCCCGCTGCCCGTTTTTGGCAATGCTACGGGGGCTTTTACCGGAGGCTTAGCTACCACAGGAGGGCTGACCTTCTCGGGCACAGCTGCTACAACCGGAGGGGCGACCTCGACAGGCAAAGCTGCCACAACTGGAGCTGCAGGTGCCGGCGGTGCTTCTGCGTTTATGTCCAGGTTTACGATCGACACGAGAAGTCTTTGTTCCAGCTTCCTCAGGCTGCCGGTAATATCATTAGTGACCTGGCTTTCGCCTGGTGCTAACAGGATTGCGCCGCCTCTTGCACCGCGAAAAGAGATCGCATGGCCTTTGGCCTCGGCGGCAGTGCGAAGATCTAATTGAGTGCCCGGATCAATGCGGGGAGCTCGGGCGGTGATATTGGTCACCCGATAAAGTTCAAGCGGCTGATCCTCTGTCTTCATAAAACTTCCTCACAATTGAAGGGCGAGCTACCGGCCGTTGCCGAACGATAGCTCGCCCCAAAAACTTACGGAATTGGGTTTGGAACATCGAGTTCGATCTTAGCGATCGACTTGATATTACCGAAGCCTTCGGCAATATATTCCCAGGTCTTCCAAACAACCAAATCGGCTTCTTTCTTGATCCAGAACTTGACGTCATTCAGGATAAAGAAGTTACCGAGATAGGCTGGCTCAGTGAAAGCCCAGATTTCGCCAGGGAGCAGGATATCGTGCTTGTTGGTGACAACAAGGCGACGATTCAGAATCGTCTGATACTTGTAGCCATCAACAGTGATTTCCGACGCCAAGGGCGAGCCGATTTCAGTTGCAGGCTGGATCATGTAATCGTCATAGTCGACGGTGTTCATGAGCGTGCAACCAACAGTCAGCTGATCGAAGTCGATCATCTTGAAGAGACTGTTCATCTCTTTGCGGTCTACCGAAGTAGATGCAGAGATAATACGCTTGCCTGTGATCGTGATCGCAGCTTCTGCATATTCGATGAACTTGATATCTTCGACTTTTTGAATGTCCTTGACTGAGTTCTCCTCAATCACTTTCGTGATTGGGTAATCATAGGCCAAGAGTTCGCCTTCAGACTTGACGAATTTCTCGGACTCGATCTTGAAGAACGGCAGCGCATAACGCTTGCCTTGGATATAGCGCTCGTTCGCTGTTGAAGCGAAGTTGACCGCCATAGCCTTGGACTCATGCTCGATATCGACGATCTTGATCAGAGTGTCATGATCGGTCGAGCGAGTTAGATCTGCGCGGGATACGGATTCTGGCGGCAGAATGCGACGCCCGAAACCGATCTCACGAATCTTTGATCGAACAAATGCTGCGCCGGCAGCGGCTGTTTTTTGTAGCCCTTCGACGGTGTCCAATCTCTCAATGAAGAGATTGTTAAACGTCTGGCTATCCAATCCTTCGTACATCTAAATCTCCTTGATGTTCAAAAGTGTTTCAAACAAGTGCGACTTCGGTCAGGGGTTATAGCTCTGTAGAGCCGCCGCCTAGAGTCTCGTACACGAGATAACCTGTTCCAACTTCCAGCACGCGTGCAACCGCGAATTCGGTTGTTGCCGCTGGTGTAAGCTGCGATTGACCACCACCAAGGTTCTTAACGGTGAGGAGATCCCCAACCGCGTAAGATCCGCCGGTGTTGTAGCGTGTGGTCTTCGCCTGGATTGGCCAACTCATAACGAGGGTCACTTGTCCGGTTGCCTTGACATCAAAGCGATCGGTACCTGCAAAGACAAGGTAGGTCTGGCCCACAGGTGTAGCGCCTGCGCGCTCCGCCTTACCGGCCGAATTCAGTACCGCAAACTCACCCATAAGAAGTGCGGTGGTTCCGGGGACAGCCAAGGGCTTGTCCACGCGGTACATGGTCTCAAGACCACGCAAGATTTCTAGGGTTGACACTTCTGTGGTCAAGTCCTCAGTGATGGGAACGATTCTGCTGTCCGAGATAGCGACGACCATCTCTGCCCCTCCAAAAAAAGTTGTTTTCGATCAGTCCAGGAGGTCGGCTTGGAATTTTTCTGCAGGGGTCCCGGCTATGGAGTTATCTTTCGATCCCAACTCGCCAAACTTTAGGTTGCCCCCAGCTAATTCCAATGCCTTCTCCAACACACCTAAATCCTCTTTTACTAGCGAAGCTAATTTCTCATTTAGCTCGCCGAAAGATTGCGGCAGCTGTCCGTATCCTAGCTCTACTTGCTTGTAGAGAAGGCGTAGGGCATCTGCACGCTTCTCATGCCCCCTGTTCTCCTGATGGAGATGAAGCATTACTGAAGCGGCTTTTTCTCTTATGTGCTGGCCATCCTCGGAATCTTTTTTCTTGGTCATTGCCCTGACGCCTTTCTCTAAACCTGCGCCGACAATGATGGGCGCAGCAATATCTCTAGCCTTCGTGAGAGGCCCCAAAGCCGAAGAGCGCTCTACCTCACGATGAAGTCCTTTGCCCCAAGGAACCATCTCTTTCACGCGAAAAAGTTTCTTCCCTACGAGCGGCGTCTTTTCCAGGACTCTCCCGACAGCAGTGTCGGCTCTTAGCGCTGGCGCCCCAACAGCTTTCCACATTCTATTACGTACCCGCTCTTTACCCAACATTTTTTCGGCAGCAAACTGCGCAGGGTAAAGAAGCAGTGAGTCGGCCCCACCACCTGAGGTCATAGCCTTTTCGCGATAGGCGTCCCAAGCTCGCTGTGCATTGGGGGATTTAGTGCCCTCGGCAAAGCCAGCAGGCACAGCGTTGCTTTTTGAAACGCGTTTGCCCCCTCTTGCAGGAGCCATCTTCCTGACTTTCCCTGACCCCTTGACGATTTTTTGAAGCGGCTTTCCCTTGCTTACGAGTTTTCTCATAAAGCCACTAAGAAACGCCAGCTTCTGCTGATCACCTATCAGGAGGTTTTGCACAGTCATTCGCTCACTTTCCGAATAGAGTCGGACCTTTGTTTTTGGGCTGCTCTCGTCTCCGCAGCGAAGTACTTTTTAGCTTCGCTGACAGGATTTTTATAATTATCAGGCCTGTGGAGTCGGATACGAAGATTACCACCCGGCTCCATGTCAACTATTTTACCACCAACGATATTACCGTGTCGCAAATCGTGGAGCTCTGGATACTTCTCTTTGATTTTATCTATGTACTCCTGGTCTCTGCCGCTAAATGAAACCTCTTCCCGGCTCTTTTTTTTCAGTTTTACAGACAGATCCAAAGCGCGCCATTCTTGACGACTGTGCCCTGGGATGGCGCTGTGCGTTTCCGCAAGAGCGAGAGCCTTGGGGATAAGACGGCGTAACCGCGGACCGCGGTCTTTCGCAGATGGCATGGCCTTTTCATAAAAAGCCACATGTCCTTCATGGCCTTTAATGTGAGCAAACGGGCCCTTGCCCCCCGTAGCGTGACGCGCATGCTCCCACATAGCAATATTGTCACGCGCGCTTGCCTTTAGTATTTCGCGGTCTGCAGCGTTGTGCCCAACAGGTATTTTGCGAATAGAGACCCCGTGAACTGGATGGAACACCTCATCTGCTAGTTGACTCCCCCCTCTGCCGATATGGCGAGTTTCGCGCAGGGGAAGGCCCAAACTTTTGAGCTTATCGGACATAGCCTCAGGGACTTGTTTAAGTTTTCGGATTTCTTTAATCCACCTGGGCGAAGCGTGCTTAAAAAACCCAACCCAGAATGGGTCGTTCATCATCACTTCCCCCTCTCTCTGGTACCTACCCCGAATGGCGCACAGCGCATCAAGGTGGGGACTGGGTGGTTTTGCACGATCATTCACTCACTTTCCGAATAGAGCTGGTATTTCCGAAAGGATTGAGCGAAACCCAGCAGTCGAAGCATTCTTCTCGAAAAAGCTCTGGATCTGCGCGTCGCTGAAGCCTTTTTCTTTGGCTGCACTCTCAAGCGCAGCAAACTTTTCCAGCTGCTCCAGGTTCAAAAGCGTGTCAATGATTGCCGCAGAGTGCGCTATCTGCTCTCGCAGGGTAAACGCAATCTTGGTCTCCCCATCATGCTCGGCAAGTTTCTCACGAGCTGCGCTGGTCCTGGACGGGCTCTTTAGCTCCTCGGCGAGCTTGAAGATCTCATCGTCCGAATAGCCACTAGATTTAGTGCTCTTGGTGTTTTCCTGCTTTGAGGCCCTCTTCTCGAAGATCTCATCGGCATCACGAATCATATCGTTTATCGACCGCATACGCCCCTGCTCCTTGAAGAAAGCCGGGGGCACATGCCCCCGGAAGCATTACAAACTCAACTTGCTGGTTCTTCTTTTTTGCGCATAGCTGCTGCCAAACCGGCTCCAGCTCCAGCTGCGAGGTATGGCGATGCCTTCAATGCAGCCCGGCCACCAGCACCGGCGCGTTGCCCTGCGTTCAGATTGCCCTTTACGCCCGTGTGGTCCATGAACGCATTACGGCCAGTAGCCGCCCCGCGTGCATCGTCGGCCATACTTTTGTGGTAGTCTTTGACCTTGCCGCCCACTTCCTTCGCCTTATCACCAGCTTTCCCAGCGTACTCTTTAGTCTTACTACCAGCTGCCCCAGCCCACTCTTTAGTCTTACTACCAGCTGCCCCAGCGTAGCCTTTGAGCTTTTTGCCGAAGTTTGTGACGGCAGCCATCCCGCCTGCTGCAGCCACTTTTTCTTCTACGAAGGGAAGAAGATAGTGCCACTCATTGCCATGCCGATCGCTGCCGAGCTTGCGGAGGCCATCGAACTGTCCGCGCTCGATAAAGGCGCCGAGTGATGCGGCAAGTTTCTCAGACTCTGGATCCAGAGTGTTGTCCTCTGCCACCTTCTCAGCGGCTGCCTCAGCGTCGAGCTGATCGGCAATTTGAGACGCGAGCTTGGAAAAGCCGATCTCGTACATTTCCTGAGCCTGCGCAACTTGATCCGCAGCTACCTTCTCAAGGCCGCCAAAATCCGTGTTTAAGAGCTTTTGGTCCGCGGCGCTTAAATCTTCAAAACGCATATCATTTACTCCTGTTGATTTGTAATTAGACTACTGCCCGTTCAAAGACTCAGCCTTCGAGCTGCGAGATCAAGAATGCTTTGCGCATAGCAAGATTCATAGCTGCCGACTTTTGCTCGTAATGCCCGACGCTCTCGTCGTCATTTTCCGCTTTGACATTGTTAGTCACCACAGTGCTTTTGGTGTTGATTCCAGAACCGGCACCTGCAGGCTTATTGTCGGCCTGAGTCTGTGGAGGGGTGGAATCTTCCTGAACCGCACCGTCATGGCCAGCAGCTGTCGAAGAGGAGATGGTGGCCCCGCCTGTCAAGACGTCGGAAGCCAGCTTCTCGATACGACGGTCCCACTGGGCGCCGAAATAGTCATATGCACGAGAGCCGAGGTTTTCCTCAGCGGCATTTTTTTCCTGCTCTGCAGTCTTGATGGTCAAATCCCCATCCGAAGGGAAAAGAGTGTTGTAGAGATCTGGCAGACCCCCGTGGAAGCCGGCCTTCTTCTCTTCTTTTTCTTCCTCTTCCTCTTCCTCTTCTTTGTCCATGGCGGACTTGCCGAAGAGGTCCCCGAGATTCAGCTCTGCAGCGAGCTTTTCGATCTCGTCATCGTTCTGCCTTCTGCCAGCAGATGCGGTTTTTGTCTGGGATGCGCCGAAATCTGATTCGAGCAATTCTTGTAACGTAGCCATACAATCCTCCGGTGTTTATTCTAGAAACAATGACTCAAGTGGGACTCTGGGACTTCTTCTGCCGCGACTTCATGAACTTATGCGTAGCTTCAATCATCGCTTGATCAAAAAGCCCCCCTGCGATTCTCCCCGGAAGATTTGCATTGCCTATGGCCAAAGGCCACGTCACGGCTGATGCAAGAAAATCCTGGGCGTCCGCTGTCTTCGAAAAGTCGGTGCTCAAGATCTCGTCGGCAGCCTCGGCAGCTTTTGCGAACTGCCTTCCGAGGTTCTTCAGCATCTTGTGCGTGCCGCCTCCACGGGCAGACAGCATTGCATCCGCGATGAGACCACCGCTCACAAGATCAGGGTTTTGCCGGAGAAAACTTTTCGCCTGGCCTTCCTGCTCGGAGGGGTTTATGTCTCTATGCTTTTGCAAAACACCTGAAGCCATATAAGCTACAGGAATACCTAAGAAAAGCCGTTTCGCAGCGGCCCCGAGGTTGGAAGACCCTCCGAGCTTAAGATACGGCTTTTGCTTTCTCTCTTCGATACGAGCAAAGATATCGTTGGCGTCAGGATTCTCCTGCGCGTTCATGTGTAGCTGGCCTTTGATCTTAGGTCCAAAGGTATGATGAAACACACTCAAAAGTCCAATGCCGAGTGCAGTCGCAAGACCAAGCCCCGCATTTGATTGTAGCAGCTTATCTATGCCCTGAAGACTTCCCGCGGGGGCTTTTCTAGAGAAGGCAGCATAAGCGCCGGCAGCAGCAATCATCACAGGTAAAATCCCTATGGGTTTTCTGTCACCAGTATCTTCCGCGCCCTTGATGAAGACTGGCAAAGGCTGCTCCTGTGCCCCGCTTTTGATCATCAGAAGAATGCGTCGACCAAGGAAAGGAGCCGCGTAGCTCCTGCCTTCCATATGCGGGCTTAAGAGCGATACCGCTCTCTCGTTCACGTGCTTTCCGTCAATATCGACCGCACCCATATCCGGACTATCTCCGGCCATCATCGGGTCAAAGCAGGCGTTCCTGGCGTCCAAGGCATCGGCGAGTTGACGAAGGCCCTTGGAGATCAGGAACAGTCTTTGAAATTCCTGCGGCTTTGGAGCGATACCCAGCATAGCCATTGTGGAGAGTGAACTGTGTAGGGGCATCTCGGCGAGCTCGTCGAGAGTCTCTCTTGGCAGCACCTTTTCTCTGGCCTTAACCTCTGGAATAGCCTCGAGAAGTGCTCTGGCATTGTGAAGCATCTCCTGGCTTCCTGGCGGCGCAGCGTCATTGGCCGGAATCTGTTTCTCGATAGTTGCTTGTTTCGCACGCTCAGCGAGCTTCTCGGCCAAGGCCGCAGAACTCATGCCGTAGTATGACGGCCGGGCGTGGGCTACCTTTAGCAGTGTCTTTGCTATCCTGTCCGCGCCGAGGAGCACGTAGGAGATATCGAAGAAGCGTGGCTTGATGTTGTAGAGGAAAACCTTCTTCTGCGTCGCAGGGTGGATTTGTCCGAGATAGTACTTTGCGTGCTCGCAGTATTGTTTCCTGGAGGGGGCCTTGTTTCCGCATATGTTGCAGATATCGTAGGGGATTTTGGTGCCCATCGACCAGTCTGGGTAGTCGCCGTTCTCGATACGCGCCTGGATGTCCGGGGCCTTGTGGTTGTCGAGATGGATGATCAGCTCGCAGCGATGGAACTCCGGATTATAAATCGAGAGCGG